CGCCTGATAATTCAAATCAACCCGCTGTAGACATCATGGGGAACCAAGTTTTCAAGCGCGGTGGCCTAGTAGACAAACCCATCAAGGGCAACAGCAAACTAATTTAAGGATAAATCATGGCAATCAACGTAGATAAAGCGCTTTATACCCAAGGAACACCTAGTTTATTGGGCCAAAACCCCGAAGAAAACGCAGATTTTGAGATAGAAATAGAGAATCCTGACGCTGTACATATGTCAGATGGGTCAGTTGAGATCACTTTAGTGCCTGAAAAAGGACCAAAAAAGGCCAAAAATCTTGCTGAAAACATGTCTGAAAGCGAGTTACAGAGCCTCGCGGGCGAGATTGTTGGGCTCATTGAAGCGGATATTTCATCCAGAAAAGACTGGGTTGAGACTTATGTTAGGGGCCTAGAAGTGCTTGGAATGAAGTATGAAGAGCGCACAGAGCCTTGGAATGGAGCTTGTGGAGTTTACAGTACTGTCTTAACAGAAGCTGCGATCAGGTTCCAGGCTGAATCAATCATGGAAACGTTTCCACCAGGTGGCCCTGTAAAGACAGAAATCATTGGCGCTATTGATAAGATGAAAGAGGAAGCTGCTAGACGTGTCTCTGATGACATGAACTATGAGCTGACTGAGGTGATGCCTGAGTACAGAATGGAGCATGAGAAGATGCTCTTCAATTTAGGACTTGCAGGGTCGGCGTTTAAGAAAATTTATTTTGATCCAGGTCTTGGTCGGCAGGTGTCGATGTTTGTGCCAGCAGAAGATGTGATCATTCCACATGGTACGAGTGGTGTGAGGAACGCAGAGCGTGTCACACACTTGATGCGCAAGACCAAGAATGAAATCAAAAAGCTACAAGCCGCAGGTTTTTACAGAGAGATAGAACTTGGTGAGCCACAACAGCTCTATACAGACATTGAGAAAAAGAAAGCCGAAGACGAAGGCTACTCGCTAACCGATGATGACCGTTATCAAATCTATGAAGTGCAGATTGATTGGCTTTTAGATAAGTCCGAGCGCGAAGAAGATGTTGAAGTTGCTGAGCCATACATCGTATCAATCGACAGGGGCACGAATAAAGTTTTGTCAATCTATGAAAACTGGAGCGAGGAAAAGAAAACAGAGTTTAAGCAGAAGCGCAATCACTTTGTAGACTACTGTTACATCCCAGGCTTCGGTGCTTATGGTATGGGCTTAATTCATATCATCGGCGGCTACGCGCGTGCGGGCACATCGATCATAAGACAGTTGGTTGACTCAGGAACATTGAGCAATTTACCAGGTGGATTGAAGTCAAGAGGCTTGCGTGTCAAGGGTGACGATACACCGATTGCTCCTGGAGAGTTCAGAGATGTTGACGTACCAAGCGGCGCGATCAAAGACAACATCATGACGCTTCCCTATAAGGAGCCGTCACAAGTTCTGTTGGCTCTTTTGAATCAAATCACCGATGAAGCCAGAAGGCTTGGTTCGATTGCTGACATGAAGACCAGCGACATGTCAAGCCAAGCTCCTGTGGGTACAACGCTGGCGCTGTTGGAAAGGCAACTCAAAGTGATGGGCGCTGTACAGGCGCGTGTACACAACTCGATGAAAGAAGAGTTTAAGTTACTCAAAGAGATCATCAGAGATCACACCCCAAGCACTTATGATTACGAGCCCGTCATGGGCAAGAAGAGCGCTAAGAAAGAAGACTATGACATGGTGGATGTCATACCTGTTAGCGATCCCAACACATCGACGATGGCGCAGCGCATCATGCAGTACCAAGCTGTGATGCAGATGTCGCAGATGGCTCCTCAAATTTATAACTTACCTCAGTTGCACAGACAAATGATTGATGTCTTGGGCGTACCCAACGCTGCTAAGTTAGTGCCCATCGACGATGATCAAAAGCCCCGCGATCCTGTGTCAGAAAACATGGCGTTCTTGAATGGCGCGCCGACCAAAGCGTTTATCTACCAAGATCACGATGCGCACATTGCTGTGCATACAACCTTCATGCAAGACCCGATGATTGCTCAGCAGATGGGACAGAACCCGATGGCTCAGCAAATGGGTGCGGCGATCAACGCCCACATTGCAGAACACCTTGCGTTTTTGTACAGACAAAAATTGCAAGAGCAGTTGGGTGTGTTGTTGCCACCACCTGATGAAGATATGCCAGAGCAAGTTGAGGTTCAGTTGTCTCAGTTGGTTGCACAAGCCAGCACACAGTTGTTGCAACTCAACCAGCAGAAAGCCGCCCAGCAACAAGCTTTGCAGCAAGCGCAAGATCCGCTTATTCAGATGCAGCAAGCTGAATTGCAGATCAAGCAACAAGAAGTTCAGATCAGCCAGCAGAAAGTTCAAGGCGAGCTGCAGATCAGACAGCAAGAGTTACAGTTAAAAGCGCAAGAGATCCAAGGCAAGATGGGCGAAACCCCAGAGATGATGGCGCAACGCCATGCCATGGAGATGGCGCAAGCTCGTCAACAGATGCAGCAATCTGAGCAACAGCACCAGCAACAAATGCTGCACACTGAGCAAGCCCAGCAGCAGGAGTTAACCCATACTGCGCAAACAAAGCAACAGGAGTTGGCCCTGAACGCGCGTAACCAAAACCAAAAACAAGTGCAGACTAAACAAAAACACATCACTGATTTATTGGCCACTGCACAAAAAGCTAGGTTGCAGATGGACTTGGCCAAGCAAGCGGCTGCGAACAAGCCAGAACCAGGAGCAACTGAATGACGGAAATTGAATATTTAAAAAAACAAAATCAAGAGTTGATTGACAAAGCCACCGTTCCTCTTATTGGGGGCGGGGCCAAAGATTACGCAGAGTATCGTGAGTTGGTCGGATTTATTCGGGGTCTTAGCCGAGCCAACTCTCACCTTGAAGACCTCGAACAAAAACTAATGAAGGAAAATGATGAGTGAATTACTCGTAAGCCAAGACGGTGCCACCGCGACTGTACTTCCCGCAACGGCTGATGAGAAGGCAAAACAATTGCCTGATCCTGTGCGTTTCCAAATTCTTACGGTCTTACCAGAGATTGATGAGGAATATGAGAGTGGGTTGATTAAGTCAGGCACAACTATTCACTATGAAGAAGTACTGTCCCCAGTATTATTTGTTGTGAAACTAGGCCCCGATGCCTATAAAGACGCAACCAGATTTCCATCTGGCCCATCCTGTAAAGAAGGCGACTTTGTGATCGTTCGTCCCAATACAGGAACCCGACTCAAGATTCACGGCAAAGAATTCAGAATCATCAACGATGACTCTGTTGAAGCTGTGGTTCAAGACCCCCGTGGAATTTCACGCGCAGCATAAGGAGTAATCATGGCTGATTTTGAAAAAGTTGAATTCGAGTTTCCAGACGAGGTGGAAGATAAACAGTCTCGCAAAGGTGGCAAAGTTGTTGCTGCCGATGACGACAAACCTGAAATTGAGGTGGTGGACGATACGCCAGAGGATGATAGAAATATCACGCCTATGGCTGAACCCCCTGCTGAAGTGACCGACGATGAGTTAGAAAAATACACAGACAAACGTCTGAAAGATAGACTGGCCAAGTTGGGTAAAGGTTATCACGACGAACGTCGCGCCAAAGAAGCTGCGTTTCGTGAGAAAGAAGAAGCTCTTCGACTGGCGCAAGCTGTTGTAGAAGAAAACAAAAAGCTCAAAGGTTCTCTTAATACTAATCAAGAAGTATTACTTGAGCAAGCTAAACGAGTCGTACTTGGTGAAGTGGAAGCTGCTGAGAGAGCATACCGCGCCGCTTATGAATCAGGTGACCCTGATGCCATGATCAAAGCGCAGAAAGATCTCACTGCAGCAACAATCCGTGCGGATAAAGTTAACAATTTTAAACCGACCCCTTTACAAGACGATAAAAACGTAGTACAAACTACTCAACTCACGCAAGCGCCGAAGGTTGACCCCAAAGCAGAACGTTGGTTTCAAGCCAACCCATGGTACGGGAAAGACCGGGAAATGACCGGATATGCGCTTACGTTGCACGAAAAAATGGTCATAGAGGATGGAATCGATCCTAATTCTGATGAGTACTATTCAAGACTCAACAGTAGGCTTCGCCAAGTGTTCCCGGAAAAATTTGCTACCGGAGAACCCGCTGATGCACCAGAATCTCAGCGCCAGAAAGCAAATGTAGTTGCCCCTGCGACGCGTAGCAC